ATGCACCCTAACGTAAGAACAACCAACCGCCAGAACGGCAGCGTCCTCATCGCCAACACGACCCAAGTGACCGGCGAATTCGTCAGCATCGACAGCCTGGACAACGCCACCAAATTCGAAGTCCTCACCGGCAACAGCACCGGCATCGCCAACGTAACAAGTGGCAGCGCCACCGCCATCCCGAACGGCACCACGATCGACGGCATCTTCACCGCCATCAAACTCCACGCCGGGTCCGTCATCGCCTACCGCAAATAATGCCATGAGCTACATGCAGAGCCATCTGTCAACCGTCGAGCGTGGCGCCTTGGGCACCTTCGCCAGCATCGGCTCTGCCGCCGTCAGCATGGTCAGCCACTTGGAAGTCTACCTAAGAGTCGCCGGCCTATGTGTCGGCCTCGCCGTCGGCGTAGTCACCCTAATTTCGGTCCTCCACGACCTCCGCAAAAAGCAACAGAAAGACAAATAATATGCGCAACTGGAAAACAACGACCATCGGAATCTTGACCGCCCTCATCGCCCTGGCGACTGGCGCGAAAGAGTTCCTCGCCACCGGCACCATCCCTGACATCGGCCTCATCGCCGCCAGCCTCATGGCTGCATGGGGATTAGTGGTAGCGAAAGACGGCACGGCACGCCTCTAACACGCGAGTGATCCAGTGTTCAGTCTGCCAGCCGAGTCTGCGAGACAGGTCGCCGCGGCGACCAACTGATACTGCCAACTGCCAACTGAAAACTCCGTCACGCCGATGAAAAGCAAAACCATCAAAGCCATCGCCGCCCTCATCCTGCTCACCGGGTTCGCCCTCATGGGCACCGGATGCGTGACGGTTGGCTACGACTTCGTGCGGCAACAAGCCACCGTCACCGTCAATCCCCCGCCCAAGGGTCACGCGAAATAACCCATGTGGACCTGGCTCAAAAGAATCTTTGGCAAGAAATCCGACGCTACCCCAGCGCCGGTCTCGCCGAATTTGCCCTCCGCATCCACAACGAGCTTCACCGTCGAGCCACCGCTGACGACCTACGACGAGCGCCGTCTCAGCACGCCGAACAAACAAGCCCACCGCATCAAACCGGAAGCCATCGTCCTGCATCATTCGGACGGCAGCTACCACGGCAGCTGCGCCTGGATCACCAACCCCGCCGCTAAAGTGAGCTACCACGTCCTCATCGCCAGAGACGGCCGCCGCACCGTCTTCGGAAGCGACACCGACCGCTGCTGGCACGCCGGCCGCAGCAACTGGCACGGCCGCCCCGACCTGAATAGCTGGAGCCTCGGCGTCGCCTGGGAAGGCAACACCTACGAAGACCCCCTCGGTGAAGCGGCGATGAACAGCGCCCTAGAATACCTCGTCCCCCGGATGCGCAAGTGGAACATCCCCATGAACCTCGTCCTCACCCACCAACAAATCGCCCCAACCCGCAAAACCGACATCTCCCCCGGCGACGCCGCCCGCTTTAAGAGCAGACTCCGTTCTGCCCTGACGCCTGCTAACTGACGACTGACGACTTCCCCATGTCCCTCGAATCTCCAGTCCAACGCGACGGCGACAACGGCTTCATCGGCTTCGCCAGCCGCTTGAACCCGCTGACCTTGCCCGCCGGAATGCTGCAAGACAGCGTCAACATGCGCTTGGATCGCGGAGTCGCCCAGACCCGCAAAGGATCAAAGCGTCTTACCGATACCATCGGAACGACCGGCGCCCCGCTGACATTGGACTTCACCCTCGGCACCGACAAGACCGTCACGTCGATCACCCGCGCCTCGACCACGGCGACCGTCACGGCGACCGCCCACGGATTCACGACCGGCGACCAAGTGAACATCCGTGGCGCCACGCAGACCGATTACAACGGCGACTTCATCGTCACGGTCACGGACGCCAACACTTTTACCTATACCGTCAGCGGCAGCCCCGCGACACCGGCCACCGGCACCATCATCGCCAACAACGGCCCCGAAGTGCGCGACAGCTATGACGGCGGACTCTATGCGGCCGGTGTCTTCGCCAGCCAGAACTACGACAACGCCAACGAATTCATCGTCCTTGCCGGAAGCGACAGCGCCACGCTTTACCGGCAGGGACAATCGCCGGTCGTGAAGACCTATCCGACCAGCCCCGCCGAGAAGATCGAAGGCACCGACACCGTCTCGGTGGTGCAGGCATTCGACCGCCTCTACATACTCCGCGAAGCATCCCGCACTGCAACCGGCTATGAGGAAAAGCTGACTGACGCCGGAGGTATCAGCGTCAGTTCAACGACAGCCACCGTGAGCTTCGCCTCGGCCCATGGCTATCCGGTTGGCGCCCGCGTCCGTATTGAAGGATCTACAACGCCTGCGTTCGACGGCCATGAGTTTGACATCGTGGACGCGGCACCGGCAGGTGACAACACGCACTTCACTATTACCGTCCCAAGCGGCACCGCCACGCATGCCGCCGCAGGCATCAAGGTGCGGAGAACAAAGCCGCCGATCTATTGGGACGGCGGCAGCGGCAACTTCGTCCGCGCCACCGCAGGCGTTCCGGCCGCAGGCGTCACCTACACGACCATGCCGAGCACCGGCTGGGCGGCCTACCACAATAACCGGCTTTGGTTTGCCAAAAACCGCGACACCGTGGCGATCTCGGACGTTCTCGACCCCGACCTCTACGATCCATTCTGGAACAGCTTCCGCGCCGGAGCCGGAGGCGATGACCGCATTGTGGCCGTGCATCCGTGGGTTGAGGGGCAGGCGCTCGTCTTCTGCCGCAAATCCATCTGGCTCGCCACGCTCAATCAATTCAGCAGCACCGATGGCAGCGACTTCTCGGTGGATACGCCGGTCAGCGGCCTCACGCTCTTAACCAACGAGATCGGCTGCTCGGCCCGCAATACCATCGTAACGGCAGGCAGCTTCGTCTTCTTCCTCTCGGACGCGGGCATCTATCGCTTGGATAGCCGCCTCGATCTCAAGCTCCGCGGCGACACCAAGCCGCTCTCCGAACCTATCGCCGACCTCTTCAGCCAAGTGGTGCAGGCCCGCGTGGAGAAGTCGGCTTTTGGGATCTGGCACAACAACCGCTATTTGGTCGCGCTTCCTACCAGCGCCGAGCCGCTTGATGGCAACAAGCTGGTCATTGCATGGAACGCACTCACCGACACTTGGGAATACCGCGACACATACCCAAGCAGCGCATCGGTCAACCAGATCCTTGTAGGAACCTACGACAACCAGCGCCGCGTCTTTAGTATCCCTCGTAGCGGCAACTTATATCTGCTTGAGGAGCAAACTGGCGGTGGTGACGACCAAGCGACTGGAACGGCGACCAATCCCATCATCGGGGCAATCAAGACTCGCCGCTACGACTTTGGCGACATGCACTCAAAGAGATTCCTCCGCACGATTGCTGACGTTGTTTTGCCGCTCAACTCAACGGTCAAGACCAAGATCAACTCAATCAACCCAGACCTGCCGCCAGATCCGAACGACCTTGATCCAATCACCGGCTACAAGATCGGCGAGCTGACCAACTCGGCCAACGACAACCCCGAAGATTACAACATGAAGTCGCCGATCCGTTACAAGGCGCACGCCATGGAAATCATTTACACAACCTCCGGTGGGCGGCCGGAAATCAGATCCGCCAGCATCGAGGCATCGCCCAAGTCCTTGCCTCCGACCGAAACAAGATCAGCAGCATAATTCCTATGGCAACTTACGCTTACACCTTCAACTCGGGCGACACCGTCACACCGACACGCATCAATGACGCCCGCACGATCAGTGACATTGTCAACGCCGACGTAAAGAGCGATGCGGCGATTGCTGGAACCAAAATCGCACCGGATTTTGGAAGCCAAAACATTACAACAACTGGCAACGCACAGTCCACGAATGTCACCGCTTTGGGTTCTGGCTTTATCGGCCTTCGTCAACGCTGTCACGCCGATGCGGGCGCAGGAAGTCCAGAGCTTATCTCAAGCAGAAGTCGCGGCACTGCATCGTCTCCAACCATAGTTGGCAGTGGCGACAGCCTTCTGTTTATTGCTGCACAGGGTTATGATGGCAGCACTTACCGCAACGCATGCTTTATTGGCTGCGACGTTGACGCAACACCAGGGTCGAGCGACATGCCTGGTCGCATTGTATTTTCTACATCGCCGGACGGAAGCGCGTCGCCAGTTGAGCGCATGCGGATTACTTCGGCAGGCCGCGTTGGGATTGGAACGAGCATTCCAGAAGCTCCATTGGAGGTATTCATCTCAACCGGAAACACCGAATATCTCCGAGCAGGCTCAAGCGTGTCTGACCGGAGCCTGAGATTCTCTTCCTTTGCCGTCTCCGGCACCAATAGCGTTGGTCACGATATTAAGGCGCCAGAGGCCAACGGCACGCTGACGTTTTCTACAGTTTCGTCAGAGCGCGTGCGCATCACCAATACAGGAGCTGTCTGCGTCGGAACAACATCACCGACCGCAGACCACTTGCTGCACGTTGCCGGACGAACAATCATTCGCGGGGCGGTCGCAGGCACAACGGCGGCCATGCCGAGCGAGACAACCATGCTGTCAGTGCTTAATGGCGCATCCTATAATGGAACTCCTTCGGTTTCGCTTTCAATTGGCGCTTCGAACTACGACTCCGTGGACAGTGGAGTGCCCTTCCAGTGGGTATTTTTAACACCCTCTGAAGCCACAGGATCGGCGCTAACCATTAACGAGAGGACCTTCAACGGGTCTTATTCCAGAACCGAGCGCCTGCGCGTTGACTCAAGCGGCATAGCGGTTGCTGGAGACGCTACAATTTCCGACAAGCTCATCCACGCCGGAGACACCAACACATGTGTGCGGTTTCCGGCCGCAGATACCGTAGCCGTTGAGACGGCAGGGAGCGAAAGACTGCGCGTAGACTCAAGTGGAAACTTAGGAATCGGCACCACGTCACCAAGCCACAAGTTAAGCGTGGTTGGCGACATCAACACAACTGAGAGCTTTTTGGTAGATAGCACAAAAGTCGTCGGCAACCGCGTCACCGGCTGGGGCGCTCCGACCGGAACAATTAGCCGCTCGGCGCTGACCCTCACGGCATCGGCGACCTACTCGCAGTCGGAAATCAACACGATCATTCAAGCCCTCAAGGCGGTTGTCACCGACCTGCGCACGCATGGCCTCATCGGAAACTAATTTATGAAACAACAACTCGCCGAACTCATCGAAGCCTACGCCTGCGCCCGCGTGAGCGGGAACCGGATGCTCATGGAATATGCGGCAGGCAAACTCAACGACCTCATGGCCGCCATCGAGGTGGCGGTGCCGAAGGAGATTTTACAAGAAGTAACTAAAACGGAGGGACAATAACTATGGCCGCGAAAACCAAACCCAAGCCTAAGCCCAAACAGCCTAAGCCTAAGCCGAAACCCAAGCCCAAAGCGAAGCCACTTCCCGGAACGCTGACCGGCAAAGGCGCTGGCACAAGCAAAACAAAGCCGCCGAAAGGTGGGGGATTTTTGGACAACCGCCCTAAGCTCGGCCCCGGAGTAAATGCGCCGGAAGTCTTGCGGGGCACCAACCAAGGCGGGGCGCAGTTTGTCGATGCTCAAGGCGATGCACAGGTGCCATTGTTCCGGCAACTGGCCAATCAACAGTTTGACCAGATCGGGCGGATTGCGAGACAGCTCAACAATCCATACACGCGAGATGCCCGTAACCAAGTAAATCGGTCGTTCACCACGGCAAACCAACTCGGCGCCATCGGCAACAGAACAATGGCCATGGGCGACGCGGCCGGCCAGCAGATCACCAATCTGGCTCCCGTGGCACAGCGGCAGGCTGGCTTTGCCGCTAACAACATCTATGGCTTGGGTGGGCTGCTGGCCAACCAAGCGCGTGAGGGATTTGCCACGGCTGGGCCGACCAGCATTGAGCAGGCGCTTTACGATCAAGGCCAGTCCGAGTTGGCGCTGGGACGTTCGCTCTCGGATGGCGAGTTGCGTGACGCCACGCAGTCCGCCCGTCAAGGCATGGCCGCTCGCGGCTTGGCCACGGGCAATGCGGCACTCGGGGCTGAATTGCTAAACCGCGACCGCTTTGCGAATCAACGGCTGGCCGAACGCCGCGCCTTTGCCGGAACAGCAAACAACCTGCGCGAGCAAAACGTCAATGCTCGGCGCGAGCTGGCCGGAAACTTTGCAACCGCAGGCGGCAACCTCTTCGACGCCGGCGGCCGCATGAATCTTCTCGGCACTCAGACGGCCGGAAACCTCCGGCAAGCTGGTGCTGACACGATGATGCAAGGCCGCCAGATCGGCGGGGCGCTGCTCAATAACTCCGCACTCTTGCGCCAAGCTGGCGCGGGAATGATGGCCGACCTCGATCCGTATCAACGCGCCATCCAAGGCGGGCTGTCACTCGGACAGACGGCCCAAGCCGGTTCGCTCGACACAACGCAGGGCGGCTTCAACAACGCGCTGGATCTCTTCGCCAACACCGGCAGCTTCAACGTCAACCGCGGCGACAGCCTCTACAATTCGTGGCTGAACAATGCCACGGCGGTGAAGACGGGAAATATGGCGGCCAGCTCGCAGCGCGAGGCGGCCAACATAACGGCGGCGTCAAACCGGGCTGCCGGAAGAGACGCCATGTGGGGCGGCATTGCGTCAGGAGTTCCTGTTCTTGGGCCAATCGCTGCTGGAGTATCCAAAGTGTTTGGTTGGCGGAAATAGAAAATATACAATCAGAAAGACACATATATGTTCTCATATAATCCAATAGAAAGAAACCGTTCGGGCGAAATTTTGTCCAAGGGATTGCGCTACGAAGCCGAACAACTGGCCAATGCCAGAATACGCGAGTCTGAAGTGCGAGCAGCAATGGACGCTAATGCCGGAAAACAAATTGGCCAAGGCATACAAGACGCCGGACGAGTGGCGTTGGCTATATTCGGCGGGACTGCTGGAATGGCGGCTGCCTCACAAATGGGCGGCGGCGGCGGTGGCGGAGGAGGCGGTGGTGGCGATTTGATCGGCTCGCTCGTCAGCTCGTTTGCCAACAAGAAGGCGATGGATGCCAAGGACAAGGCTTACATGGGATTCTTCGAGCGGCACGGGGACCAGTTGGGCTTCGATGGGGATTACCTGGCGCAACTGAAGAACATGAACCGCGACGAACGCGTCGCCGCCTTCGACCTCATGACCGGCCAACCCGGCCAACGCCTCGGCAGCCTCAACTATCTGAACCAGCAAATGGGTCCGCGGACCGCGGGACCGGCGACGGGGACGGGGGCGGGCGGCATGAACCAGGCGCCGGTGCGCAGCAAGACGTTTTAAGGAGACATCATGGCGGAACCACGGATCATGTCGGACATCGAGTTCGGGCGGCAGGTCATGGGCTATCAGCCCGGACAGTCGATCGAGGGCGCGGAACTGGATAAGTTCGAGCGGGAGTATGAGGCTTACCGCAAGAAGGCTCTCAGCGATTGGCAGCTCCGGACCGATGACCAGGGACGGATGGTGCGGGCGAACCCGACGACGGGTCTCGTCATGACCATGACCAATGCCCAAGGACAACCGGTCATGGCGGGGACTTCGGGTAGCCAGGACCCTTATGCTGCTTATATGAATCCCACCGGCGTAAGCGGGGCCGATCCCGCGGCGGCAGATATGACAAACTCGGCGGCGTTCCAAGGGGTGCAGCCGACGGCGGCGCCCGCGGGGAATGCGGTCGTGCCGGTGAATGTGAATCCGGCGATGCAGCGGACCGCTGGGCCAGCGGTCCCTACCGGGGTAACGGCGGCGGCGCCGGTGTTCCGGACGGAGGATGATGTGATCTCGGCGGCGCGGGCGGGGCAGCTGTCGAAGGAGCAGGCGCAGCAAATTTTGGTGAATCAATTCGGACTCGATCCGTGAGTAGCCGCTCCGCCAGCGCACTCCTCGATGCGGCTCTGGCCGTGCCGTTTGATCCGGAGGAAGAGGATCGGCGGCAGCTGGCGTTGGCGCGGTCGGCGTCTTGGGACTCGGGGCCGGTGTCGCCTTCGGTGGTGGATATCGCGCCGGAACCGGCGTTTGTGCCGGACCCGCTGGTGCAGGCCGCAGATCAGCAAATGCAGCGGACGGCTGAGCCAGCCGTCCCTACCGGGGAATATATGGAGCCGCCGCTACCGCAGGCGGATGAGGATTTGCCGCCGGTGAGTCAGCCTGGAGCAGGGGGCATGGGGCAGGGAGTAACCAGACAGGGAGGCGGGCGGCGGTCGGCTTCGGCGCTCCTCGCGGAGGTTTTGCCGGAGGCGACGGCAGCTGAGCAGCGGACGGCTGGGCCAGCCGTCCCTACCGGGGGCACGCGGCGGCGGTCGGCGGCGGCGCTTTTGGCGGATGTTCCGGAGGATAGTGGGGTGCTGCGGCGGGCGGCGGATGTGCCGATCTTTATTGCCCAGGGAATCACGACGGGGCTGAAGGGGCTGACGGATGCTTTCGGCGCGGATAATGCGGCGTCGCAGGCGCTGGCGGCGAATCAAGATTTTTACCAGGCGCAGCTGTCACCGGAGGCGCAGGCTTCGCAACAGCGGGTGGCGCAGATCCAGGCGGAGGCGGCGGACCAGGGCGTGATGGCGCAGCTGGGGGCGGCGGGCCGGGCGTTTGCGGAGTCGCCGACGGCGTTCGTGGCGCAGGGCGTGGGGACGATGGCGCCGACGATCGCGCTGGGCGCGGCGGGCAAGGCGGTGGGCCTGGGCGCCCGCGGCGTGCAGGCGGTGCAGACGGCGACGGGGGCGACGATGGGCGGCGGGATCGTGAAGGGGGAAATTTATCAGGCGGTGGAGCAGGCGATGCTGCAAGCGGGACGTTCGCCGGAGGAGGCGGCGGAGGCGGCGTCGACGGCGCAGGCTTACGGCGGGGAGAATCTTGACCAGATCCTGGCGGGCTACGGGCTGGGGGCTTTGGCGACGGCGATCGGGGCGGAACGCTTGGCGGGTCGGGCGATCGCGGGCGCGGCGGCGCCGACGGGTGGCGTGCTGCGGGTGGCGGGACGGACGGCTTTGCAGGAGGCGTTGCCGGAGGCGGCGCAGGGTGGACAAGAGCAGCTGGCGCGGAACTTGGCGCAGCAACGTGAGGATTTCAATGTGCCGACGATGCGCGGCGTGGTGGGCGCCGGGGCGCTGGAGGGCCTAGCCGGTCTGGCGATCGGCGGTCCGGCGGGCGTGGCGGCGGGGGTGGGCGCCAGGATGGCGCCGCAGGGAGCAAGGAGCACGGAGCAGGGAGCCGGAGCACCGGCGGCCGCTGCCGCGGCGCCGGCACCGGTGCGGCGGGTGGTGGTGGAGGCGGATGATGTCTTTGGGGAGGCGACGACGGCGGCGGTGAGTGAGCCTGGAGCGGGGAGCATGGAGCCGGGAGCAGGGGATGAAAGGTTTGCTCCGCCGCCCGCAGCTGAGCAGCGGCCCGCTGAGCCAGCGGGCCCTACCGGGGAAGATTTGTTTGGCGAGGTGGAGCAGCGGGGTGAGACGATCGTGACGCCGCCGCCGGCGCCGGTGGACCCGACGGTGAATCCTTACCGTGATGCAGAGGGCGGAATACAAATCCCGTTTCGCGCCAGTTCAAATTTTGATCCGACGTTGCAGCAGTTTGAGGACCGGATGCGGGCGACGGCCAATGATCCGGTGGTTGCTGATGAGACTTACAATGCCATTCCCGGCAGCAAAGGGGGCAAGGTCATCGGCACGGACATTGCCAGGGAATTGTTGCCGGAGTATGGCGCGGGGCGCCAGGGCAAGATCGACTTTGTCAATGCCACGGGCCGCGTGGCGCAAGCCTATGCCAAGGATCGCCTGTGGCGGGAGATCAACAACCGCGGGGATCGGAAAATTTTATTGTTCACGGCGGGCGGAGTGGCGGCCGGCAAAAGCACGGCGGTGACGGATCAAATGGTGGAGCGTGCTGACGTAGTATTTGATGGCACGTTGCGAGAAACAGAATGGGCCAAGCAAACTATCCAACAGGCACTGAACAATGGATGGGAAGTCGAAGTGAATTATGTGCAGCGTCCGTTGGATTTGGTGGCGCGTGGAGCAATCAGACGGGCGCAACAGGAAGGCCGATGGGGCCCATATCAGTCAGTCCCGGAAACTCACGCCGGCGCGCAAAGATCAATTGTCGATTTGTCCAAGACGTTTGCTGCAAATCCAGATGTTCAATTTAGTTACTACCTGAACGACGGCGCATCGGTCACGGACGTGCCAAAGATTTTGTCTGTGAAGGACATTGACAAGGGAGGAAAATATTCTTATGATGCAAGTGATGAGCGAGTATCCAACAGGCAGGACAGCCCTCGGGGACCTAATCGCAGCCAAGCTGGACCGCAATCCCAACAACCCACTCAATCGGGCCAAGAGGGCGGCGGAGGCGGCGCGTTTGCGTGGCGAGTCCGCGGCTACAGTCCAGACGAGCACCTCGAAATCTTTCGAGAAGCCGCTCGGTCAGGCGATGTCGAGCCCGGCATCTTACGCCGCTTAGCGGCGGGTAATCCGGCGCTCGAGCAGGCCGTCGACGAGGCGGCGCCGGCTAAGGCTAAACTCAGCATCCAACGCAAGCTGCGGCCGGACTCGGGGGCGATCGACTTGTCGATCGTCGAGGACATCGTGGAGTATGGGCAGACGGTCTACCGCGCTGGCATGGATCTGGCGACTTGGTCGGCGCAGATGGTGCGGGAGTTCGGGCAGGGCGTGGCACAATTTCTTCGCCAGGCGTTTGACCGGATCGTGGCGGCTTATCGGGACTCGCGGTTTGCGGATACGACCGGGGCCGTCGGGGATGTGCGGCCGCGGCAGACGAAGCCGCGGCAGCTGGAGGAGAAGGCGATGCGGAATGAGGCGCTGGCGGCGGAGACGCGGGCGCGACTTGGGTCGGAGTATCTTCCTATTTCGCTGAATGCGCAGGCGGAGGCGGCGAAGGAGTGGATCAATACGAATGGGCTGGATGCGGCGAAGTTGCGGATTGCGCAGTTGTCGGGGGAGGATTCGGTGCCGACGCCGTTGGATTTTGCGATTGGGATCGAGGCTGCGGGGCGTTTGTCGGCGGTGGGGGATCACCAGGGGGCGGCGGATATTGTCTCGACGATGAGTCACCGGGCGACGGGGATGGGGCAGACGATTTCGACGTTGGCGATGATGGCGCGGTTGTCGCCGGAGGGGATTGTTTTCTACGGGGAGAATATCATTCGGCGGTATATCAATGCGTTGCCGCCGGAGGCGCAGGATCGTATCCGGGCGCTCCAGGCGGAGGTGGCGCGGTTGAAGGCGGAGCTGGCGCAGGCGAAGTTCGACCAGGGGAGTGAGGTGATCCGGTCGGGCAAGCTGGGGGATGAGAAGATCCAGGATCGGATCAAGCGGCGGCAGCGGGCGAAGGTGACGGCGGACTTGGGGCCGGCGGCCTCGGGGCCGGAGGTGACGGCGGAGACGCGGTCGCGGGTGATCTCGATGAATCGGGCGGTGCGGGATGTGCTCTTGGGCGATGCGACGAAGGCGGAGGCGACGAAGGCGATCGAGGCGATCCTCCTCGAGCAGGGGAATCTCTCGGCGTCGGAGGCGGCGGCGATGGCGAAGTCGATCGCGGATGCTTTCTTCAAGCTGATGCGGGAGACGCGGACGCGGTTGACGAATGAGGCGCGGACGAAGGCGCTGCCGACGAAGGCGCGGGGGTTTGAGAAGTTGCTGGAGTTGCTGCGGTCGGGCAAGGATGTGTCGGACGCGGAGTTCACGGGGAATGTGGCGCAGCTGCTGGGCTTGCCTGGCATGACGCGGGAGATGGCGAAGGAGCTACAGGAGCTGGGCAAGCGGTATGAGCGATCGACCGATCCGGATGTGCGGTTGGCGCTGGCGGCACAGATGTTTGAGATGACGCATGAGATGGTGCCGGCGGATATTTGGGCAAAGGTGCGGGCGTGGGCGTATCTGGCAATGCTGTTTGCGCCGAGGACGTGGATTAAGAATATCTTGGGCAATGAGATTTTGTGGGTGGCGCACATCGGGCGGGATGCGTTTATCTCGGGGATCATGGACCCGGCGATGTCGTTGCTGACGGGCAAGCGGACTTTGTCGGGAGTGCATTTTGCCAAGCGGGCGCGGGCGTTGCTGACGCCGATCGAGGACGTGAAGCGGGGCTACATGTGGAGCAAGCAGGAAAACCCGTCGTTCAATTTCCGGCAGAATCTGGCGGCGGGGGTGAATCATTTGCGGTTGCTGGCGAAGCTGACGTCGCAGAACAGGTTTGAGATCACAGATGTGCGGAATGTAAACGGGCGGATTTTCTCGTCTAAGTTCGGGCGGTTCTGGGAGAACGGTCTGTCGATCGCCCTGGGCGCGGGCGACCGGGCCTTCTGGATGGCGCAGTTCCGAACGAGCCTGGCGCAGATGCAGGCGGCGGCGGAGAAGAATGGCGAGTGGTCGGGGCAGCCGACGCCGGAGATGATTGAGGCGGCGTATGCGGAGGCGGCGTATGCCATTTTCCAAAACCCGAACGTGGTGAGCAAGGGGCTGAATTACATCCGCAAGGGGTTGAACTTGATTTCAACTTGGGGGCGGTCGTCGGAGTTTGGGCTGGGAACGGGGTTGCTGGCGTTCACGCAGGTGCCAGGCTCGATCACGGTGCGGGGGCTGGTGGATTGGTCGCCGCTCGGGTTTATCCAGGCGATGTATACTGGCATGCGGGGGATTCTCTACGCCTCGAGCACGGGGCGGATGGGCGCGAAGTTCGACCAAGCGGCGTTCAACAAGGAATTCACGCAGGCGTTGTTGGGATCTGGCGGGCTTTATCTGCTCGGCGCTTGGCTTTACTCGCTGGGCATCATTTCGGCGAGCCGAGAGGATGATGATGACCTCGAGGCTTTCCGTCGGGCATCGGGCACCGGGGCGTATCGGATCAATGTGACGGCGTTGCGCCGGGCGTTGCTGAGCGGGAACTGGTTTCAGCGACAAGAGGGCGAGATGGGGGATTTGATTTATCCGTATGATTGGGCGCAGCCGCTGGCCATCACGCTGGCTGCGGGCGCGGAGCTGGCGGCGCAGAAAGAGCGGGCGGGCCGCGAGGAGTTGAAGAAAGGCGCGGCAAAGCAGCAGACCATGGCGGCAACGATATTCAAGCTGTCGGGCACTAAGTCGCTGGAGGAGTTGCCGCTGTTGAGCGGGTTGTCGTCGTTCATGAAGGCGTGGGGTTACGGTGGCGCGGTGGATGCCGTGGCCAATACGGTGGTGGGGATGCCGGCGATGTTTGTGCCGCAGGTGGTGCGGCAGTGGATGCAGCTAACGGACAACATGCAGCGTGAGACGTCCGCCGGCGATCCGGTGAAGAGGGAGTTTATGAAGGTCTTGGCGTCGATGCCGGTCTATTCGACGAAGTTTCCGCTAAAGTTTGACACGATGGGCCAAGCCATCGAGCGGTATCAATACGGCGGGAACAATGTGTTCAACGTGATGCTGAATCCGGCCGTGGCGCAGCAGATCAAGATCAACCCCGTGATGCAAGAGATCAGTCGGCTGGTCGATGCCACCGGGCAGACGGGCATGGCGCCAAAGAAGGTGGATCGCAAGGCAACGATCAATGGCCAAGAAGTCGAACTGACCAACAACCAGATGTCAGTTTACCAATACTATCTGGGCAATTTCACGATGGCGCATTTCACCTGGCGGATGGCGGCGCCGGTCTATGCCAGGCTGCCGGATGAGCTAAAGGTCAAAATGCTGGCCGACGACATCCAAGACATCGACGCCGCGGTGAAGTCCGCCGTGCTCGGCCACGACATGCGCCGGCTGACGCGCAAGCAACTTTTCTTGCGGAATGCGCTGGTCAATAGCCCGCTCGGGCGGAGTGTGCCGCCGAAGTAAGCGAGCCTTTTTTGTTGTTGGCAATTTCCTCTTCGAGCCAGCGCATGAAGGCTTTATCCTGCGCAGGCGTCATGCGGTTAAGCGCATCATTTGTCATGCGGCGGACGCCATCGCTAAAGCGGACAAGAATGTGTCCATTAGGGTCACGGCCGACAACGCCCACAAATTCCGCTCGAAGGCGGTGCACCCATTGGGGATCGGTAGGCGTTTTAGCAAATTTCAGTCCAAGTTGTTTAAGCTGATTCTTCAGTTCATTTAGTGATTGTTTGCCGAATTTAGGAATCATAAGAAGCTGAGATTCCGTTTTGTCTACCAGATCGCCAATGGTTCGGATGCCCGCGTCGTTAAGCAAGTTCGCGCAACGCACACTTAGCTCAATTTCATTAACTGACGTGTCACGTTGTTGCTGGTTTGACAGTGCGTCCCAGCGATCCAGTTCTGCACCACGCCGACGACGTCCTTTGTTGCGTTGCCAAAGAGGAACAGTGACGTTTTTAACCTTTAACTTGTAGCCGCACGCGTGAGTCAAAGACATGCGCAGTGATCTCAGTAGGTCTTGGATTGCTGCCAATTGGTGAGCGCCGATGTTGTAAATTTGCCGGAGTTCGTAAGGATACTTGTCGGCTACTGCGCCAAGTGTATTCAAACCAGCGTTCCGCAAAGCCTTTTCCGTTTTTGGCAACAACCCAAAGGCATCCAAATCCAAAGCACGCCTTCGCTCAATGGTTGTAGCGGCGGCGATGTAATCTAAGTAGCGGTGTTTTTCATCATCTGTCATGGCGCGGACTTTGTTAGCCGGGCAGAGGTAATCGGTAAGTGTTTTCTTTGGCGGTGGCCATAGAGGCCCTTGAGACTTCGCCGCTGGCTGCGGGGCTACTGCGTCCGTGCTTTGAGCATCAATCCATTTCATCAAAGCGTCATGGGAAACAACCACGCGCCGGCCGAGACGTGTCATCGGCAATCCTTGTTTCTCCACCATGTTGTAAATGTGGCGAACGGAACAACGCAACAACTTGGCAACTTCGTCGAGGGTGAGGAATGTTGGAACATTATTCATGCCGGAATCATTGCATGTATGTGCAGACGCGTGCAACTACGAATTTGCAGCACGGGCGAACGAATGTTGCGCTCGGGCGGAGTGTGCCGCCGCGGTGATTTTATGACACGTTTGGGGGGTCGAAAGTCTGATCCCTAATTTGATAATGGACCGACTAGTGGCCCGACCCCTCCCGTAACAGGTTCAACTACCCCTTCCGTAGTCAGATGCTCTATCCAATTGAGCTATGGCTGCAAAGTCTCTGTTGGAGGGTGGTGTTTGGGCCAGTGCCCTCTGATGGACCCTCTGATTTTAGGGAAAGAATTTGCTTGCAGGCTGCGTCTGCGTGCATCACTTTGTCGCTATGAAAGTGGACCAACCCGTGGCCCGAGTGGCCCAACCCGTTAATGCACGCAAGCAGACTCGCCAGCAGCGCCGACATCATGAGGTGTCGGTCTTTAAGGAGCCGGGCTCGGAGTTTTATTACTATCGGGTGAAGATTCACGGGAAGCGGTTTAAGCGGTCGACGAATACGACTACTTTGGCGGCGGCGATTGCGCAAGCTAAAGTGATCCGCCGTCAACTCCTCGAGGATGGGCAGGCGCGGGATTCGATGAAGCGGCCGGGCTTTGCCTCGGTGGGCGATGTGCTGAAGGTGTGGATGGAGCGGTCGACGGCGGAGACTCGGGCCAATAATCGGTCCACTTTGAAGAAGTGGGTGCGGTCGTTTGCGGCGGGCGATGAGGATGCGGTGTCTATGACACGGCTGACGGCGGAGGTGTTTGAGCGGTATTTGCAGAAGTGGCCGGGGTCGCCGCAGGGTAGGGAATCTACTTGGCGGCAGATCCGGGCGGTGTTCGCTAAGGAGCCGATGCGTTGGTATAAGCAGGCGGGGTTGGTGTTGCCGGATATGGAGGAGTTCCGGGCGGTGAAGGGGAAGGTGAAGGCGCGGGAGAAGCTGTTTAAGGGGTTTGTGCCGTTGCGGGCGGAGGTGTTGGCGGAGATGGATGCGGCGGCGGAGAGGTTGCGGACGTCGGCGGATCTGGAGGAGCGGAAGGTGTGGGCGGTGTATGCTCTGATGCGGTGGTGTGGGTTGCGGAATTCGGAGACGACGGCGCTGCGCTGGGAGTGGTTGGTGCGGGGGCAGAAGGGCTATCTGTGGAAGTTTGAGGTGCATAGGGATGAGGAGGGGAATTGGCAGGAGCCGAAGGGGACGCCGGGGCAGGTGCCGGTGCGGACGCGGTTGATCGGGCAGTTGCGGTGGGCGCTGAAGTCGCGGCGGTCGGGGTTTGTCATTCCGCGGGCGAATAAGACGGAGGCGGATGAGCTGGCGTCGCGGCGGATTAATGATTTCTTGCGGCCGTGGTTTCCGAATGCGGGGCCGAAGGACAAGAAGGCTTATGATTTGCGCAAGCAGTTCGGGTCGGAGATTGCTTTGCGGGATGGGATCGAGGTGGCGTGCCGGATTTTGCGTCACGCGGATATCAAGACGACATGGAATCATTATCACGCTTTGTTGAACGAGCCGGCGCCGCTTTAGTCGCGGTGTTGGTGGTCGGGTGTGCGTCGGGGCCTGGGCCTGCGGCGGAGGTGGCGGCTTTGCCGGAGCCGATCGTGACGGGGGTGATGATTCAGTCGATCCCGCGGGGGGCTTGGATCGAGGTGGATGGGGGTTATGTGGGGACGTCGCCGGTGGTGGTGGCGGTGGAGGTGAATTCGCTGAACAAGCCGCGGCGGGTGGTGCGGATCAGGGCGACGGATGTGGGGTCGGGGGCGTTTGAGGAGAAGCGGTTCTATGGGGCGCCGATGCCGGATAAGGTGCTCTTTGATTTGCGGCCGTGGATCAGGCGGCCGGAGGTGTTGACGTTTTAACCGGGCGGTCGGTAGGGTGGCGCTATGAAAGCGCACTATCTTGCGTGGTTTTTGGTTGTTGGGTGGTGGGTATCGGTGTGGGGACAGGGGCAGGATGTGATGGTGGGGTTGGAGCGGGCGGATTCGTTGCATGGGCCGTGGGTGGCGGTGCCGATCGAGGCGGGGATGTTGCACGGGGGTCGGGTGAATGCGGGGCGGGTGACGAATGACCAGGGGTTTTATCGGTTGCGCGGGGAGTTGGTGGCGGCGCCGACACCGTCGCCGAGTCCGTCGCCTTCACCGACGCCGGCGCCGGTGTTGCCGGTGTTTGATGGGGTGACGGTGCCGGGTGGGGTACAGTCGGGGTGGTTCGGGTCGGGGTGGATGAATGGGTTTGTCATAACGCGGCATGAGGTGTCGGGGGCGAAGTGGGCGCCGGTGCGGGCGTGGGCGGTGGCGAATGGTTATGACATTGGCGCGGGGTCGTTTGCGGGGGATGATTTTCCGGTGGGCGGGATTACTTGGCATGATGCGGTGAAGTGGTGCAATGCGCTCTCGGAGTGGTCGGGGCTGTCGCCGGCGTATCAGGTGGATGGGGCGGTGTATCGGTCGGGGGTGCGGGATGATGTGGCGATGGTGGGCGGGACGGGGTGGCGTTTGCCTTCGGAGCGGGAGTGGGAGTGGGCGGCGCGGGGTGCGACGCTGAGCGGGGGGTTTGTTTATGCGGGGTCGAATGACGCGGGCACGGTGGCTTGGTATGATCAGAATGCGGGGTCGGCGCAGCGGGTGGGGACGAAGGTGGCGAATGAGTTGGGGCTGCACGATATGAGCGGGAATGTGGCGGAGTGGTGTTTTGACCTGGCTACGGTGGGGATGACGCCGCGGAGGTTCCGGGGCGGGGCTTATGGGACGCTGGGGGAACTTTCGGTGCGGTCGACGCGTCGTGGGGAGCAGCCGGCCGCGGCGGTGAATGCGTGGATGGGGCTTCGCCTGGCGAAGTGGAACTAAACGTGCGAGGGTGACGCTATGATGGCTTGGAATTTGTTTGTGATATTTGCCGCCGCGGCGTTTGGTTTTTATGTCGGGGAGAACAAGCGGACGATCAAAGGGGAGAAGCTGTTTTTCGTAGTGTGTGCGGGAGTGGCGTTGTTATGGTGTGCGCATCGCTACAGTTGGGAAGAGATAGCAGATAGCAAGAGGGCATACCTGGTCGATGGATGGAGCCAGACGCGGATCGGAGTGCTGTTTAATGCGCCAAGGGACCCCGCGTCGGACGATTCGGGACGAGACAGGTATTCGCCGTTTTGACAATTACCAATACGATCCCGGCCATGGACCGTGAATGATATTGGCTTCCGAATACTCGGCAGCTAACACTAGAGTCCCACATTGTCGGCAGCGCGTGCCGTGGGGTTTTGCGGGTTGTCGAGTGGGTAGGAAATTACTTTGCCGGCGTGGCTTTTGTGGATGGTGATGGTAAGGCCGCGGGCCACGGCGTCGTGGATGCATTCGCGGGCCATGGCCGAGCGGGTAAGGCTCGAGGCCTCGGCTAGGCGGCACAGCTCGGCGTCGGTGGCCTCGCTGATGGTGGTGCTAATGCGGGTGCGGCCCTTGCCGGCGGATTGGTCCGACTTGCGTCGGTTCGTGCGTTTCATGGGATGAATTTGGCACGGTTTAAAGTTCTAGCAAGAATTATCTTGCGTTCTAGGTAGAACTACCTAGAAGTATTCCTCATGCCCACCAAAGTGCTCGCCCTGCACGTGCCGGCGGATGTCATCAAGCGAATCGACGAACACGCGCAAAGCCTGTGTTTAAGCCGATCCGCGGCTGTCCGGCTTATCCTCATCAATGAACTTGAGCGGCGCCGGATGCAATCCGACGACGCGCAACCGGAGGCCGCCGCGTGAGTGATTCGGCCCTGCTTTTATTTTTGCTGGCGTGGTTCCTGGTCGGATGTGCCGGGGTTTGCCATGAAGCCGGGAAGCTACTCCGGAGGCGCCGGCTATGAGCCTGGCGGCAACAATGTCTCGGGTCGAGCGCGGCCGTTTTTCGGCTGAGATCCAACGGGCACCGCGGGCGACTGTGGTCCCGACGTTGCGCCGGTGGATGGTCATGGCGTTCTGCCCGATCACCGGGCCTTGGCGACAGCTGGTGCAGGCCGAGTCGGCCTCCGGCGCCATCGTCAAATACTGCGCCGAGCACGATCTATCGCCGGATCAATGCCAGGCGGTGCCGGACTGACGACCCGCCCTTTTCTTTTTTTTGTATGTTAAACCAATCCAAGGAAACAAACAAACCTGGGGAGCTGCCTCAGTGTTACTCTGTGTCGCAGCTGTGCGATCGCACCGGATTAAGCCGTGCGACTCTCAGCCGGGCGCTTAGCCGCGGCGAGCTGGAGCACTATCGGATCGGCTCGAGGGCTGTCATCCCGGCGCCGGCGGTCATCCTTTGGCTGGAACGCAACAAGGTTGCCCGCCGTCCTGCTTTGCGCGTGGCATGAGTAAGAAGGCTAACAGCCTAATCGTTGCCGAGGCCGAGGCTGAGGCTTCGGCCCCCGCCCTTTCTTTTTTTGAGGAAGTCGAAAGAGGTGAGATAGAGCTGGCTGCTGCTGGTGAGTTCACCGGCGAGCGGTTGTTCCGTGACCGGCCAGAGATTTACCAGGCGATCGTCCGCATGACGGCCGAGGGGCTCAGCATCTCGGCTGCCGCTCGGGCGCTTCGCGTCTCTCGCAATACAGTGTGCGCAGTCAGGGAGAGGGAAGCTGTTCCTATAGAGCAGGAGAAAAAGGAAGTGTTGAACCTGTTGCGGAAGGGGATGCGACTCGGAGCTGAGCGCACCCTCGAGCTTTTGCCTGACACCAAGTCAGCCAAGGATGCTGCACTGGTCACGGCCATCATGGCGGACAAGCACCAGCTGCTGTCAGGTGAGGCGACCAGCCGGATCGAGCGGGTCGAGGCAAGGCCAGACCAAGTGCGTCAATACCTGGACAGCCTGCCAGTCATCGAGGCCGAGATCGTCGAGTGTGAGATTTCAACCGGTATTGCCGGCGAGATCCCTGGACAAAAGGGGACCGACGCACCGGCCGCCGCGCCTCTGTTGCTGGCGCCGTCCTCTGATATAGGATCAGATGATCTTTGCCCCTGTCACACTGTAGAGGCGCAGACGTGGGCCACACCAAGGGCCACGCATGATGACACCACCCCCCCACCCAGGGGGGGAGGGGGTCCGGATACTGACTACCCCCAGCCCCAAGGTATTGATCCCGAAAAACAGAATTTTGGCCAAAGGGCCAATGTCCGCGGTTTCGGTCTTGGGGAACCGGCCGCGGACAAAACTCTATGCAAACGCACACCACCGAAAAAGAAGGGCTCCTCGAAGAAGGCGCCGACTACAGCAAAAAAGAAGGGGGGCTCCGAGTGTTGACGCGCACTGGAGTGAACAAGGTCGCTGAGATGCTGCGCCAACGCCGGCAGCAGGCCCAGCAGCCGCCACCCGAGCCCGAAAGTGTTCCGGTAGCGGAACCCGAAAAAAAAGAAGAGTGGCGCCCGGGCGAGGGGATCGGGACCGCACCGGCGCCCATCTTCGCCACGGCTCTGCGCTCCCGCAACCTGCCGAACCGCAAGCGTCTCAGCTGCACGATCAACGGCCAAGAGCACGCCGTCCTGGTCCGCGACACCGGCTACTACCGCCAAGGCGAGTCCTTCGAAGTCCACCTCAACGACTACGGCGAATGGGAAGCCACCGTGCACCGCAGTCAGCCCCGCTTCCGATGAACGACCTCGACCACCCCCAATGGTGCTGCCTGTGCCCACGCCGCGCCGGCTTCCTCACCGACGTCGGCTTCCTTTGCTCCGGCTGCTTCTACGAAACCCAAAAAATCATGATCTGGCTCCTGACCAATCTCGGCTGGCGCCCCATGGACAAACACGAACGCCACGCCCATGACCACAAAACAGCCTGACCCACTCCACCCCGCGCCCCACCGCGCCGCCAAGCCCCCCGTCATCCTCCGCGAGAGCGACGGCCGTCGCCAGCTCGTCGGCTACCTCGGCTGGCGCACCATCCTCACCCGCCTCGCCAACCCCCGCCCGTGAAAAAAATGAACGGCCGCACCATCGAAATCGAACCCGGCACCATCGGCTACCAGCACTTTGACGCCGCCGCCATGAACCGCGCCCTCAACGCCTGGGCCAAACGCCGCGGCATCACCTGGGAGAGCCCCTTCCGCAAACCCCTCCAATTCGGCCGCAAAAAGAAAGGAACCCCCTCCCATGGCAGGTGATTGGATCAAACTCCGCACGAACCTCCCCGGCGATCCCGCCGTCATCGCCATGGCCCGCGCCCTCCGCGAAGACGCCTTCACCATCGTCGGCCGCCTCCATGCCTTGTGGGCCTGGGCCGACCAGCACACCGACGACGGCGATCTGCCCTACACGGTCCTCGCCGACATCGACGACGTGGTGAAGAAACGCGGCTTCGCCCAGCAAATGCTCCGCGTTGGCTGGCTCGAGCACCGCGGCGAAGAGCCCGGCGTCATCATCCCCATGTGGGACCGCCACAACGGCCGCAGCGCCAAGAAACGCTGCCTCGACAGTGAAGCCCAACGCCGCAAACGCGAAACCCACACTGACATAAATCGAACCATGTCAGAATCCCATTCTGACAAAACACGACCCGAGCCTGACCAGAGAAGAGAAGAGAAGAGTAACACCCCTATAGTCCCCGCAAGCGGGGACAAAGAGCTCGAGGAAAAACCAGCTCATCTCCTCCGCGCAATGGCCCTTTTCCGCATGCGCCCGGCCACCCCGCTCGACCGATCCACCCGCCGCGCCTGGAAGCTCGCCGCCCCCGCCGTCGCCGCCACGTCCGACGCCGAATGGTCCCGCCTCGAAGCCTACTACGCCGCCGAGCTCGCCGACAAAGACGACTACCGCCGCCAAGACCTCAGCACCCTGCTGAACAACTGGTCCGGCGAACTCACCAAAGCCGCCCGCTACTGCGAACGCCAAGGCCTGCATCCCGATTCCGCAAAAAAAGAAAAAGACGGGGGCGCCCCGCCCGACGACCTCTGGCGCGAAGTCCTCCACGCCCTTTATCCCGATAGCGACCCGTCCGTCTACAGCACCTGGTCCCAAGTCCCCGACAGCCTCCGCGCTGAGATCCTGTCCGCCATACAGCTCGCCGAAAAGGAGGCCGCATGATCGCCCCCGTGCTCGCCTACATCCTGCTCTTCGGCCTCCTCGCCATCATCCTCGCCACCATCTTCGACGACGACAACGGCCCCCGCCATCCATGAGCCGCGCCCTACAGACCGCCTTCCGCATGTGCAGCCGCAAAGTCCGCTACGCCCGCGCCGCCGACGCCCAACGCGACCAACCCGGCATGCGTCATTACCACTGCCCCATCTGCGCCGGCTGGCACGCCAGCAGCCCCGCCTGGCACAAGCTCCGCGCCTACAAACGCCTCAAGCGCAAGATCCAAGAAGCCATTTGGTTTAACCCCATACCTTTGCCCCTGACCCATGGTGCGGCGGGAGATCCGCCGACCGGGCGCCACACAGTAGTGCACCGCATGAAACAGGCAGGAGCAACCCCCCTATGACAAACAAAACCCGCACCCAACTCCGCACCGGCCTCCTCCTGTTGGCCGCCTTCGCCATCTACACCGCCCTCGGCCTCGCCCTCATATTCCCATGAACAAATTCCCCAAAGACTTCCCCACCGCGCCGACCAGCATCCAACTCGCCGAGCTCTATGACAAAGCCGCCCAGCGCATCAAGAAGCTCGAAGAAGCCCTCAAACTCTGCGCCCCGCTCACCCAACGCGCCATCGACGCCAGAAGCGAAGCCCTCGACCCCGACTTGCAATGAAACACACCAGCTCACCCCTCCGGCACTACAAGCAGAAGCTCGGTCTCACCACCACCACCTTCCGCAAATGGCGTCGCACCACCATGCGCGGCCGCCGCACCACCCCCGGCACCGCCGCCACCAACTTCCACGGCCGCGCCCGCGTCAAACGCCTCCGCCTCCGCAAACTCCAGCGCATCGCCCGCCAGGTAGGGCGGGGCCTCCGGACCCGCCGCCTCTGACCCTCTGAAATCTCAAATTTCAAATCTCCAATCCACCATGACCCTCCTCACCCTCAGCCACCAAATCCTCAAGCAGAAGATCCACGATCTCCTCCGCGCCAACCCCGCCATCACCAAGCGAGACCTGTCCGACCAACTCGGCGTCACCTACGCGTCCCTGCAAGCCTTCCTCAAGAAAGCCGGCATCACCATCGAGCGCCCCCGCCGCAACCGCCTCAAAGCCCCCCAGCTCAACTCCCGCGCCTTCCGCGTCCTCGGCTACCTCATCAACCACCCCCACAGCACCCTTCAACACGTCGCCGACCAATTCCACGTCACCCGCGAATACGTCAGCCAGATCGAAGTCAAAGCCAAAGCCGCCGGCATCATCCGCTGACCCTCTCAAATTTCAAATCTCCAATTTCAAATCTCCAATCCCTGCCAACCGCCAACTGCCAACTTTCCCACCTTCCCACCAAATGACCTCTCCCGATTCCACCACCATCCCCCTCTGGTCCCACGAAGCCGAAGCCTCCCTCATCAGCTCCGTCCTCAACGGCGGCCAGCCCGCCCTCGACGCCGCCCTCGAGCTCGTCCAGGACGACTGGTTCTTCGCCCCGGTCAATAAAACCGCCTGGCTCCTCCTCAAAGACATCGCCCACAAACGCCAACCCCTCGACCTCCTCACCTACACCGAGGCCTGGCGCCAATCCGGCGAGCTGCAAAAGATCGAAGGCGGGGCGGGCTACATCACCAGCGAATACACCCGCATCGCCGGCAACCTCACCCATTGGGCCGACCAACTCCGCGACTACTGGCGCCGCCGCGAGATCCACCGCATCGGCCTCGAACTCGTCCTCGAGAGCCGCAACTTCCAACGCCCCACCGACGACATCCTCGACGCCAGCGAAAAAATGCTCCTCGACCTCCGCCTCGAGACCAAGCAATCCGGCCTCGTCCATTGTGCCGACGCCGTCGACGCCGCCGCCACCCGCATCGAACTCGCCCACAAAAAGCGCGGCAAACCCATCGGCATCGCCACCGGCTTCAGCGACTTGGACCGCATGACCGGCGGCCTCAAGCCCGGCCAGCTCGTCATCATCGCCGCCCGCCCGTCCATGGGCAAATCCGCCTTCGCCACCAACATCGCCGAGCACGCCTGCCTCACCGACAAAGTGCCAACGGCCCTTTTCAGCCTAGAAATGACCGGCGAAGAATTAATGGAACGCGTCCTCTGCACCCAATCCGGCGTCAAACTCCAACGCGTCCGCGACGGCTTTATGTCAAAGGACGAAATGGCCAAGCTCGGCCGCAAAGTAGGCGAGATCGTCGACGCCCCCCTGTATCTCGACGAGACCCCCGCGCTGTCCATCGCCGCCTTCCGCGCCCGAGCGAGACGCGCCGTAGCGAAACACGGCGTCAAACTCCTCATCATCGACTACCTCCAGCTCATGAAAGGCAGCACCAAACGCGCCGCCCAAGACCGCCGCCTCGAGATCGACGAAATCAGCTCCGGCCTCAAAGCCACCGCCAAAGAACTAGGCGTCCCCGTCATCGCCCTGAGCCAGCTCAACCGCGACGCCGAAGAAAGAGCCGAGCCCAAGCTCAGCCACCTCCGCGAGAGCGGTAGCATCGAACAAGACGCCGACGTCGTTGCACTGCTCCACCGCCCCGAACGAGTAAGTCATAAAGAAGAAGACAAAGGCAAAGCCGTCCTGATCCTGGCCAAGCAAAGAAACGGCCCCGTCGGCAGAATCGAAATGCACTTCGACGCCGAAATCACCCAATTCCGCAGCTCAACCGAAAAGCTCTACAGCAACAACAAAGCCGAACGCCAAACCTACCAACCCAAAAACTTCAACGACCCCGACGGGAACTAACCACCATGAAAACCACCAAGAAGAAACCCAAAGTCAAACGCAAGGCCAAGCGGCCTGTTGATCCGGCCCATCCCAAGCAAGTCAACGCCGCCCTCGACAAAGCCGACTACTGCATCGCCCAAATCGCCTGCGGCATGGCCACCGAAAAAGCCGTGCTCTTCACCCTTGAGCGCTTCATCCGCTGCCACCGCGTTCAGCTCGCCAAGTTTATCATCGAAAACTCCGACTGCGCCAACCCCGTGGAACTGGCCCGCCGCATTCTGGTCATCTGCAAATGGCTCGAACTTAAAACCCGCAACTAGCCATGAGCCACCAAGAAAAGATCGAAAGAATCAACGCCCAGCTCAACACCAGCGAGACCTGGGCCAGACGCTGGCAAGTCGAGCGCGAGCACAACGAACGCCTCTGCAAACAAGCCAGTCTCGCCCGCGAAGGCATCCAGCAACTCCGCGCCCGCGCCATCGAACGCTACAGTCACAACCAACGCTACGCCGCCGACCTCCGCACCGCGGACGACCCCAAACGCGCCGACGTCTACGAACGCATGTGCGTCGTCCAATCCGGCATGGTCCGCGCCCTAGACGACGTCCTCCAACTCTTCGACCAAATCGACCGGGCGGACTAACCGCCCGGAGTTTTCAGTCTTCAGTCTTCAGTATTCAGCAAAACCCATGATCGCAAAAATCCTCAACGCACTTCGGCCGCTTACCATGCGGTCAAACCTCTGGCTGCTTATGTATCACCCCGAGCAAGGCCAGTTCACCGTCTGCCGCGCCGACAAAGAATGCGCCGTCAACGACCGACTCTACCGCGAAGGCCGGCTCAAGGAAATGAACGCTGGCCTGCTTTGCGCCGTCGAGTCGAGCGAAGCCGAAGCCATGAGCCAAATTCCCGTGCTCGCCAAAATGATCGGCCTGCGCTGGGACCCGGATCAATCCCGCTGGCTGCCAACTGACTCCTGACTACTGCCAACTTTCCCACCTTCCCACCTTCCCACCTTCCTACCTCTTTATGTCATACCAACCAAAACCCGACACCTGGACCCTATTCCCGAACAAATTCAAAAAAGACGGCAACCATCCCGACTTCAGCGGCACCGCGTTGCTCACCTTACCCGACGGCACCCAGGCGGAATACAAACTCACCGCCTGGAAGCGCGTCACGAAAACCGACGTCAAATTCATCGGCGGCTTCATCAAAATCAAAGAACCCCAAAAAGAACTCCTCCCCGAAACCGAAGCCGGGGCAGGGGAGCAACCCTGGTAATCATGAGCGCCGGCAAAGGCAGCAAACCAAGACCCGTGAACCCGCGCACCTACGCCGCGAACTACGCCGCGATCCGCTGGTCCGATCCTCCGACTGTTTCCACCCCGGTAGGGTCCGCTGGCCCAGCGGACCGCCCATCATATCCCGACTGGATATGCCACGAATGCGGCCGCAAGCACGGCCGCGGCTGGCCCGAAGGCCACGTCGCCACCTTCCACGCCGGCACCTGCGACATCTGCGGCCAATCCGCCAGCGTCACCGAACCCCGCGACTACGGCCACCTCCGAGCCTGGCCACTGTCAACTGCCAACTGAAAACTGCCAACTCTGCCCTTATGTCCTACATCCAAAAACCCAACACCTGCCCGAAATGCGGTTCGCCGCAAGAATCACCAGAACTGGACGGAACCACAGCGCGTATTTGGTTTACCTGCGGGAGCTACGGCTACGCAGACGAACCAGAACAACTCGTCTACAGGTCAGACAAATGCCTCGTCAGAGAGGAAATTAACACCCTGCAGCGCAAGGTCGAGGAACTGCAGATCGAGTTGGATTTCGCCAACGAAGCCATCGATCAGCGGGAGCGTTCTCGCAAAGAGACCGAAACACGACTTTGCGAGATCCAAGCTGCACAGGATTATTGGCATAGCAAATGGAAAGATGCGTGTGAAAACGCCAGAATTAAACACAAACAAGTTTGTGAACTAAAGCGGGAGCGAAACAGGCTTATCGACGACCTCCAAGCCTCCACGATCCACAGTTGCGGGGACTCCTGCAGTCGCCCCATGTGTGTGTTGCGGAGGGAGAGGGATGCTTACAAGGAGGCGTTGCAGATGTGTGTTTTTTGGGCTGAATCCATCAGCCGTAGAGTCACCGAGGACAGAGACAGCATAAATTGGACGGGACTGCAGATAGCTCGCAAGGCTCTGGCAGACATCCAAAAGGAGGCGAAATGACCAGCGCAGAAATCAACATCGCCATCGCGCAAGCGTGTGGGTGGACGGACACCGAAATCGTCAATGAGGGTGGAAAGCTAATGTATGGGCAGACAGAAGTTCCAAACTATTGCAACGATCTCAACGCTATGCACAAAGCCGAGATGCGTATTCCAGAAGACAGGCAAGCCGTATACGACACGCACTTGGTCGCTATCGTTGGCAAGGAAACGGGCCTAATGCCCAGCTTGCAGTTTCGCTGCATTCACGCATCAGCAAAACAGCGAGCCAAGGCATTCCTGCGAACTGTCGGAAAATGGACGCCGCAGCAGTGGGGCGCAACAAAAACCAAGTGACCTCAGCCATCTGAACACGTCACTCGTCACAAGTCACACGTCAGGCGCCTTATGATTTTCACCCAGCACCAAATTCATAAGGCGCCGTCCATCCTCGGCCGCGACCCCGCCGGCAACGTCCTCGTCCGCTTCGACGACGGCGTCCGCCGCATGACCCCGGATCAGCTCGTCGAATTCCACAAACTTTTCGAAGAGCGCATCCGTCTCGAGATCGAAGATCCTTACCGCTACGGCGCCGTCCTGCCCGTTTGGTCCACGGCCGACCGCCAATTCGCCGAACTCCGCGAGCAATTCCCCAAAGGCGTCACCGAGCTCCTCATCCTCGGCGGCAACCGCGCCAGCAAATCCCGCTACCTCGCCCGCCGCGCCGTGCAGATCCTGGTCAATACCCCCGGCGCCAAAGTCTGGTGCCTGCAATCCACCGAAGCCTCCAGCATCCAGAACCAGCAACCCTACATCTGGGAATACCTGCCCGCCGAATGGAAACCCGCCGCCTCCGGCAAACTCCGCAAAGGCGTCGTCACGAACATCACCTACTCGCAGAAAGGCGGATTCACCGAAAACTCCTTCGTCCTCCCGAACGGCAGCCAGTGCTGGTTCAAATTTTACTCCATGGACGTCAAAGCCGTAGAAGGTGCCGAATTAACCTACTGCTGGGCCGACGAACTCGTCAGTCCCGAGTGGATCGAAGCCCTCCGCTTCCGCCTCATCACCCGCAACGGCGAGCTCGCCGTCGGCTTCACGCCCGTCCTCGGCTACACCGACACCGTCGCCGAATACCTCGCCGGCGCCATCACCCTCGAAGATACCGAAGCCGAGCTCGTCCTCGACATCAAAGGCCGCCCCATCCGCGTCCCCCGCGTCCAGCAATGCGCCAAGCCCACCGCCCGCGTCGTCTACTTCCACACTGCCGACAACCCCTTCGGCAACTACGACGCGATGAAGACCGAACTCATCAAGTCCCCCAAAGACCGCATCCTCATGCGAGCCTACGGCGTCCCCACGAAAAAGGCCGCCAACATGTTCGTCAACTTCAATACCAACATCCACGTCATCCCCCCCGACCGCGTGCCGAAACGCGGCGTCAACTACCAAGTCGTCGATCCCTGCTCCGGCCGCAACTGGTTCATGATCTGGGCGCGATTCGACGCCGCCGGCCGCTGCTTCGTTTATGACGAATGGCCCAGCCAAGTCCGCGAAGTCCCCGGCGTCGGCCTCCCCGGCCCCTGGGCCGTCCCCGGCGGCAACAACCCCGACGGCATTGCCGGCGACGCCCAGCGCAGCTTCGGCTTCGGGTTGAGCCACTACAAACTCGAGATCGAAAACATCGAAACCCGCCACGCCCGCGACGCCGAAGACTTCGTCATCTTCGAGCGCATCATGGACAGCCGGTATGGCAACGCCGCCACCGTCGCCAGGGAAGGCGCGACAACCTTGATCGAAGAATGCAGCGAGATCGGCCTCCACTTCACCGCCGCCCCCGGCGACGGCATCGCCGAAGGCGTCACCATGATTATCAACTGGCTCAGCTACGACGACAGCCAGCCCATCGGCGCCCTCAACCAGCCGACCCTGTATGTCACGAGCAACTGCAAAAACCTCATCTTCGCCTTGAGCCAATACACGGGGACGGGCCCCAAAACCTCCGGAACAAAAGATGCAATCGACGTCCTGAGATACCTCGTCCTCAGCGGCGCCAGCTACCACGACAACACCGACCTCAGCTTCCAACCCCTAGGCAGCTACTGAAAAGCTGAAATCTGAAATGCTGAAATCTCAAATTTCCAATCTCCAATCCCCAATCCCCAACTGCCAACTGAATACTGCCAACTGAAAACTGTTCCATGACCAAACACCTATTGAAACGCGCAGACATCCTCGAATGGCTGCAAATCACCCCCGCCACCTACCGCAAGTGGTTAGAGAGCGGACTATTAAAACCCGTCAAACTCCGCGGCATAGCCAAGAAATGGTTCCGCCGCACCGACATCATCAAAACCCTACAACTAGAAGAAACCCTATGAGCGACACGCCACAAACAAACGCATTTATTGAATCTCTCCACGACGATTGGGATGTGGAGTTTGCCAGCTTAACGGCACATGCCAAAAAACTTCAGCGCGAGCGCGACGCCCTCAAAGAGCTGTCGATCCAACTAGCCAAGGAACTCGTCTCCAAATGCTCCGACCCTGTGCACAAGCATCAAGTCTCTCAACTGCAAGAGGTTGAAGACTACTTCAAGTATCGCCCGCAGACCATGTGCACGTCCGGTCCTGCCAACTGCTAACTGCCAACTGAAAACTATGCGAAGCATCTTCACCCGCAAAATCCAACTCAACGTCCCCACGTTGACCGACCAAGAAAAGCGCGGCGCCCTGGCCGTCCCCGAAAGCACGCCGCTATGGGCCGCCATCATAGCCATCATCGACGAGCACATCCTCGACGCCCAAGCCATCGTCAGAGCCCCCCAAACCGCCCAACAACCCCCATTGTTAGCCCACACCGCCGGCGGCCTAGACGCCCTAGCCAGCCTCAAAGAAGACCTAGCCGCCCGAAGAGCCGACGCCCTCGCCAGCCCCGAATCCCTCTAGGGTAGGGCGGGGCCTCCGGACCCGCCGGCGATGTGGATAGAAAAGGCAACAGATAACAAAAAGTAATGCGTCTTTGTGATCGCCGCGGCGACCGCCTGCCTTTACTCCATGCTCCCTGCTCCATGCTCCATGCTCGGAGCAATGCGCTAATTGATGCTACTTCGTGCGCGTTGCAGTCCGTTCCGCCGCCATCCCCTCGCAATTCCCCCGCCGCCCCCGCATTGATCCCGGCGCATGGATCAAAGGCAACGCGTCAAAAACAAGTCAAAGCATGGCGTCGCCACTGCTCTCCGGATCTATTCCACGGACGGCCCCGCTCCTTCATCTATGCACCGGGAAATCGCGCAGGTAAGCGGTCACATTCAACCCACTGCGCCTTCCCCAACCTAAGCGCATGCCCAAGAAGAAAGCCGACAAAAAGCCGTCGATCCTCGTCGTCTGCTCCGATCTGCACTGCGGCAGCACCGTCGGCCTCATGCCGCCCGACAGCGAGAACCTCGCCGGCAACACCATCAATTTCGGCCGGAACTATCATCAGCGTTGGTTGTGGGAGTGTTGGCAAAACGCCCTCAGCCAAGTCGCCACCATCGCCGGCCCCGACCCCTACGCCGTCCTGGTCAACGGCGACGCCACGGAGGGCATCCATCACCGGAGCCCGGAAGTCGTTGCCAGCTTAATCGAAAACCATTGCGCCATGGCCGCCGAAGCCCTCAAGCCGCTCACCGCCAAAGCCGCCGCCACCTTCGTCGTCAAAGGCACCGAATGTCATACCCACGACGTCGAGAGCTACCTCGCCAGACTCATCGGCGCCCGAGACGAAGTCGCCCGCGACAAGTGGCTCATCAACATCCACGGCTGCGCCATCGACGCCACCCACCACATCGGCGCCACCTCCCGCGCCTACCTCGAAGCCAGCGCCCTTTCGATCACCCTCGGCAACGCCCGCCTCAACTCCGTCCGCGCCGGCCACCCCGTTGCCCAAGTCTACCTCCGCGGACACCGCCATTGCGGCGGCGTCTACAGCGACGGCAGCGGCATGATCGGCGTCACCGGCGGATGGCAATTCTTGACCCGCCACGGCCACAAAGTCGTCCCCGACAGCATCCCGCGTCCCAGCCTGCTCATCCTCGACTGGCGCGGCAAACCCCAAGGCGCCCTCCCAAGCCCGCATCACATCTTCTACAACCCCCCGGCGCCCAAAGTGACCCATCTATGAGCAAAAAGTCCAAGATCACCGCCGAGCAAATCGAATCCTCGCTCGCCCAATTCATCACCGAGCTCAAGAAAAGCCCCGTGAAGCTCGATCATGTCCCCGCCGGATGGTTCACCGTCGCCCAGCTCGCCCAAGAAACCGGCAAATCCATCTGCATCACCAGCGAACGCGTCCGCAAAATGGTCAAAGACGGCGCCGCCGAACGCAAGGACTACATCATCCAACTCGAACAACGCGCCCGCGCCGTCCCCCACTACCGCCTCACCCCCCGGTAGGGACGGCTGGCCCAGCCGTCCGCCCGCCGCCATGCAGCACCGCTTCCGCATCGCCAGCCGGTCATGGCCCTGGAAATACGTCCGTTTGAAAGGCAAAGCCGACGGCTACGCCTTCACCCCTGAGCCCGGCGACAACAGCTCCGGCCACCGCATCCTGATCGACCGCCGCCTAGTCGGCCGCAAACGCCTGAGAGTCGAACTCCACGAATTCCTCCACGCCGCCTTCCCCGACATGGCAGAGGAAGTCATCGACCAAAGAAGCCGCGAGCTAACGACAATTCTCACCGCCCTAGGTTACAAGCGCAAATGAGCACCTGGCTCATCGCCAGCGTAGGCATTGTCTACTTTGTCATAGGCGCCGAGATGGCATGGACCGGCCGCTACGCTCTCATGCTCGTCTGGTGGGGCTACGCCCTGGCCCAAATCGGCCTCTGGCAAGTCTCCCGCTGACATTGTAGCGGCGGACTATGTCCGTCGGTGCCTTTCCACCGAAACACCGCCCCACCGAAACACCGAGGGAATTAAGGCTAATTCGCGCTACTTCGCGTCAGTTCGTGCGAGTTGCAACGCACCCCCATAGCAATTCCTCCACCGGCGCCGTAATTCCCCCTGCATGCGCAGGGACTTCTTGATTCACCCCGCACGCACGGCCCACACGCCGGGCAACCCGAATCCTGCCGGGACTTGGACCCACTAACCATGGCAACAGACACCACCGACAAGGTGCAAACAACCGGTCCGGACGTCACCGACATCGACTTCGCAGACATCGCCGAACATCTCGGCGTCCAGTTCGCCAAGCCGACCACCGCGACAACCGAGCCAGACGCAGAAACCAGCGGAACCGAAGCAGCCGACGAAGAGCCAGACTCCGAGCCAGCCGCCGAAGAATCCGGGGACACCGAAGAAAAAACCGACGAGACCGACGCCGAGCCATCCGACGAGGAAGGCGAGGGGACCGACGAAGAAGCCAAGGCCGAAGAGCCCGAAGCTCCGACAAAGGTTCAGCAACGCATCGACAAGCTCACCGCCCAAAAGCGCGAAGCCCTCGAGCAGCTCGACGACCTCAAGGCCCAGCTCGAGGCAGCGAAAGCCGCCGCCGACGCCAAGCCACCGGTCATCATCCAGGACCCCGCCAATCCGCTCAGTTCTTTCACAGACGCAGCCGCCCTCGAGGCGGAGATTGCAAAGGCCCAAGCGGTCCTTGATTGGACCGACGACCACCGCGACGGCGGCACGGTAACGGTTGCCGGCGAGGAGAAGTATTACGACTCCGAAGCCGTCAAACAAATCCGCGCCAACGCCCGAGCCCTGGTCAAAGCCGGCCCACGCCAGCAGGAATACATCCGCGTCCGCGAGCAAACGCTCCCGGAAGCCAAAGCGTTCTATCCCGAATTCTTCCAGAACGGGACCAGCGCCCATCAATTCCTCCAGGCCACGCTCAAGCAATATCCGACCATCGTCAGTTTCCCGAATTGGGAACTCATCGTAGGCGACGCGTTTGCGGGACAACAACTGCGCATGGCACGTGTCGAGCAGATGCAAAAGCGAGCATCCGCCGACAAGACCAAGAAAGCACCGGCGACGAAAGCGGCGGCCACCGACAAGGTGCCGAAAACCCCGACTCCGAGCGCCAGTCCCAAAGTATCTGCAAATTCGAGCGCGGCCCTGCGGCAAAAGGCCGACACCGCGCTCAAGGCCCGAGGCGATCGCAACGCCCTCGAAGCATTCATGGAAAGCATCGTGTGATGCATTTCCAACCAAGATTCCAAACAACACAACTTTCCCAAGGAGGAAACTAAGATGGCTGAATTAACTATCACGCAGCAAATCGGAGCCCGCGAGGACCTCGCCGATTTGATTGCTGTCGCCGACCAGAAAAGCACACCGCTGCTTTCCATGGCGAAAAAATCCAAAGACCCGACCAACCCGCTTTTCTCGTGGCTGGTCGACAACCTCGAAGAGCCCGTCCTCACCGGTGTGCTCTCCAACCAAGACGCCACGACCTTCGCCAACCCGGCTGCCGGTCGCGCCCGTCTCTACGGCCGCATTCAAAAAATGTGGCGTTTGCCGAAAGTCGACGATCTCGCGGAATCCGTTTCCCAGGTCGCAGGCATCGGCCGCAAACGCGAGATGGCTCGCGCCGTCACCAAGAGCTTGCAGGAACTCGCTCGCGATCTCGAGTCCGTGTTCTGCTCCGACCAGGACAGCACCGAACAATCCGGCACCACGCCCTTCAGAACTAGGGGCCTGGGTAGTTGGATTTCCAACTCGGCTCAATCCGACAGCGCCACCGCCGTTCCCGCTGCCTACCGCACACCCGCTGCCTCGATCAGCACGACCGCGACCAACAGCATCACGGATGGCACCATCCAGGCGCTGCTCCAGTCGCTCTACGAACAGTGCGGCAAGAACAAGAGCTACACGCTCTTGGCCGGCCCCACGCTGAAACGCCGCTTCACCGGCTTCCAGCAGGTCCAGTTCGGCAGCGCCAACACCAGCGCCGTCGTGCGCACCTTCAACCAGGATTCCGCCGACATGTCTTACATGGCGAAGGTCGACCTGTTCGTTGGTGACTTCGGCGAGCTGGCTCTCACCCCGTCGTTGTTCCTGGCCAAGGACCAAGTCGCCGCTCAACAGCTGCGCCGCGGTTACATCCTCGACATGGACGGCGTCTCGATCCGTTACAACCGCCGTCCGCGCTATATGCCCTTGGACGACGCCGGCGCCGGCCCCCGTGGCATCGTCGACACGATCGCTGCGCTCCAGGTCGATAACCCCTTGGTTCACGGCAAGATCGCCAGCACCGCGGATTAATCGGAGGAAATCACTATTATGACAACCAACGCATTCCGCTCACTCCACGAGAGTCCTCGTGGATTCAACTACCGCTTCGTCATCGATCACACCGATTTGACGACCTCGGCTGACAACACCGCGCAGGACATCACCTTGATCACCCTGCCGGCCAACAGCGTCGTGAAGTCCGCCGCCACCTACTTGAAGACCCCCTTCGAGCTGGTCGGCACCTCGGCCTACAACAGCAACACCGTCATCGTTGGCGACGCCACCGACGACGACCGTTTCATCACGTCGCAGCAGATCAACGTGAACGGCACCGAAGTGTTGGCCAAGGCCCACGCCTCGACCACGCCTCACGCCTACGTTGCCGCGACCGCGGTGGTCGCCAAGTTCGCCTCCATGGCGAGCCACGACCTGCTCGAGCTCGACAAAGGGGAGATCCACATCTTCCTCGAAGTCGCCCAGCTCGACAGCCTCAGCTGATGAGGTAGCACGCACTTTGCTCCCCTGGGTTCATGTCGCCAACTCGGCA